GGAGGACACCCAGCGGAGCGTGTCTCCGGCCGCGTGGTTCGTGTCGAAGCCGGTGTCGACGGCACGGATGGGGACCGATGCGCCGCTGACGTAGTTGCCGCCCACGGTTACCTCGAAGCGGAGCCCCGCGGCGTCGGTGAGCTGGGCGCCGGTGACAATCGGGCTCGTGGCGCTGGTGGTGATCGTGACGTTCCCGATGCTGCCGGCGGCCTTTTGTTTCTCGAGATCGAGGAGAGTCGCAATGCGTTTGAGGTCGGCTGCGACGGCCGAGTCAGGCATCTGTTGGTCGGCCTTGACGATCGCGTTGGCCTGCACGACCGCGAGCTCGTTGCCGAGGGCGGTGGCGATGATGAACCAGTCGCTGTTCGGGCCCACCTTCGGCTGCGTGACGCCTTGCTTGATGAGGCCGTTCTTGATGGTGCGAAGAATATCGTCGCGAACCGTGATGGCGTCCTTGACGACGAACTCACCGAGCTGCGCCATTTAGATGAACTCCACGTGTTCGAGATTCGTCGTGAGGTCGCGCCATTCAAAGCGCCCATAGACTGCGCCTGGTTTGAGGCCGTTCAATCCGTTGCCCGCGACGAAATGCGTGAAGCCAACGACCGCGATGAGCCCTTGGCTGACGAGCGGCTGGACGGCCTCCGTCAGGATCGTGAGAATCTGCTGCTCAATGTTCGGCGTGATGCGCTCGATCGTGCGGAGGCGGTGGCCAAGGCCCTGCACCACGGCGCTTCCGCGCTCGGTGTGAACGGACATTTGGACGACGTGGCGGACGTAGTTGATCCCCAAGATGCGGCCGTTCGAGTCGAGGGTGTAGTCCCTCGTGTTCGGGTCGATCTGACGTGCGCCGAGCGAACGGCCCGTCTTCGTATCGCGAAGGAATGCGCCCTCGGGAACGGCGGCGGTTGGTGGCGTGCCGAAACCTGCTGGGGTCGTTCCAGCGCCCTGGAGTCCTGCCCCGCTCACGCGGTCTCGGGTGGAGTGGGGGGTGCCGCGGGAACGTCGGGCGTGTGGCCGTGGTGCGGCTGCTCGGCCTTCGCCTTTGCTTCGGCCATGAGTGCTGTGTGCGCGTCGGCCATTTCCTTGATGGCGTTCATGCAGGCGTGCGCTTCCGGATGGTCGGTGGTCGGACGGGCCGCGGCGATCATCGCGTTGAGCTCCGCCCACTGATCCAAGATGTGCTGATGCGGCATGGGCGTCTATCCGTTCAAGGGACACTTGAACGTGATCTGGTCCAAGATCGCGTTGATGACGGCGATCGCCTTCATGAGGATCGCAAGAACCGGCTGGAGTACCTTCCCCAACCCAGGGATGAGCGAAATCGCGAGCGCGATGACCGCGTTGATCAAGTAGGTCGGGATCGGCGGTAGCTGGAAGGTGCAGCAGAGGGAGATCCCCGGCAGCTGGATCGGCGGAAGCGCGATCGAAGGGAGCGCGAGACCGAGGTCCGAAAGGCCAATGTGCGGAACGTTGATGCACGGCATTATTGTGAAATCCAGACTGTGTTGGAGCCCATGAACGCTTGGAGAGCCATGTCCGTCTGCCCGAGGGGGAGGGGGCCACCGTTGATGGCGAGCGCCGAGTTCAGCCACATCGCCTGGCCGATGATGGGCCCCATCCCGATGACGCAATTCGCGCCCTCGATCGCCACCGTTGGGGCGGTGAGCTTCGCGTACCCGGTGAACGCGCCGGTGACTGCTTCGGGCACGCCTGGGATCGAGATGCCGCCCATGTCGAGCCGCGGGCCGGCCTGCGTCCGAACGTGAAAGCCGGTCTCGTCGAGGATCATGCTCCCCCATTGACAGGTGAACTCGAGGCCGCCGGTCGGTGAGATACGAAATGCGACGGTGGTGCCTCCGGGCGCGTTCGTGTCATTTGTGTATAGGGTGACGGAGCCGTCCTTCTTGATGAGGACGCGGCCCTGAGCGTTGCCGTCGTCGCCCGCCGCATAGAGGCAGGTCTCGCCGTGATCGAGGTTGCCGTAGCGATCCAGGCAGCGGACGTCCTGGGAGGCGAAGCAGATGTCTCGGTCCCCATTCGATAGGACGAGTCCCTGGGCTGCCTTGCTCCCTGCGTCCGGCTTCGATGGGCGTGAAGCTAGGCCGACGTGCTGCCACCACTCGACGTTGTCTCCGTCGGTCGTCTGCTCGGTGACGCTCCCAATCTGCACGAGGATCTTCCCGGTGACCGAGTTCACCGATGTCGTGAGGATGTCGATGCCGACCTTGAACAGGCCGGCGAGGTCGAGTCCGCTCATCGCATTTCTCCTAAAACGAGAGAGTATGAAGGCGGATGAGGTCGAGGCGTGTCGTGGTGCCGGATCCCCCCCGCTGCTTCGAGAAGTGAACACCGAGGACGTACATTTGCTCGGAAAGCTCGGCGGGCTCGTCGTGAACCTCGACAACCGTGTCCGCCGCCCAGGCGACGAACTGGTCGCCGATGACCTGACCGTGGCCCTCGACGACGTAGTGGGCCGTGACGCCCTTCCGGTACATGAGGCACATCTCGCGCTTGACGAAGGCGTTGAGTTGCTCCTGCGTTTTGCTCTCGTCGTCGTGGAGGAACATCGGACGGAAGGGCATCGTGTCAGCCACGCGAAAGGGGACGGACGCTTGGGGGATCGTGTTCTCGACTGCAGCCGGGTGCTTCGCGAGCACGGCCTTGACCTCGGGGGTCGGATCGCCTTCATCGGTGAGCCCGAGCATGGGGTTTACGATGTACGCTTTGCACCGCCCTTTGCCGAACTCCCCGCCGCCCGAGTACGAGTCGGCGATGATCATGCTCGGCTGGTCGGCCATGTCGTATTTGACGGATCCGGAGAGGACGTTTCCGCGGCCGTCGAGACCTCGGCGCAAGGAGAAGATCGCCTCCTGATCGAACTCCGGTTTGCTGACGATGAGCTTCTCGCCATCGGAAGTGCACCAGATCCACAGCCCGTGGCGCTGGGCAACGCGAGAGGCGAAGTGAAAGACGCTCTCGTGGTTGTACGGTTTCGTCTGGTGCAGGACGAAGCTCTTGAGCGGGACCGGCCCTTTCTTCTTTCCGCCTTTGGTGGTCGGGACACCTCGTTTGCCAGTGCGCGCACTTCTGTTGCCTTCGTTATCGATCACGAAGTGCTCCTCGGCGAGCCATCCAAACGGAGCGAAGAGGCGTTTGAGCAGTTCTAGGAGCGTGCCGCCATCTTTGAGCTGGAACGTCGGCTCCGCCACCGTGTCGAGCGTCTGCCCGAGACGATCGCGACCGTGGATGGCGTACTTCCACCCCGAGCTCTTGTCTGCTGTCACCTCAACGGAGTCGACGAACCCCTCGGCGAGCACGATATCACCGATGTAGAGGCGTATGCGCGCGCCAAGCCTGAGCAGCGATCGCTGCCTCGGATCGAGCCCGCCCTCGTCCGTACTGAGCACGAACGAGAAACTATCCGTCGGCGTGAGGAAGTCCTCGGAGAACTCGTAGGACTCCCAGCGATCGATGGACTGGCCGTGGTCGGAGAACAGCATCCGAACCGTCTGGGAGTCGGGCGCGTCCGGGGTGTAGGGAACCGCTGTCACGATCAGACCTCGGGCCGGCTAGGTAGGTAGTACCGGACGACGCTTCCCTTGGGGATCTCGGGCTGAAGCATGAGAACGGGGTTGAGGCGAATGAGGTCGCTGACCGACGCGCCGGGAAGCTGGCGCACGACGCCGGCAAGCGTTGTGTCGGCGGGGACCGTGAATAGGGCGAGGTCCTTGGTCCCGGCGAGGAGCTTCTGATCCAGATTGTGCGCTGCGGCCTTGACCTTCTCGATGTTGTTCGTGACGGTCCACGTCATCGGCGATCGAACGGCGGCGATACTTCGCTCGAGGCGCTGGGTGTTGTAGACAACCGCGTTGATTTGGCCTCCGAGGCGGCGCTCGAGCAGGCCTGGTGCGTCCACGGCGGACTTCACGGCGTTGACCGCATCGCCGTAGGAGAACGCGTCCGGCTTCAGGTGGTCGGGCAGTGGGAGTCCGCGAGAGAGATAAAGCGCTGCCAGGCCTAGCTTGGCGAAGGGGGAGTCGAGTTCGACGGAGCCGATGTCGACGACCTCCACGGGGGTCTCGTCGTGGAGCTCGACGTCGGCGACGGTGGTCTCGACGAACGTGAGTTCCGCCTCGACGCCGCCGCGGCGGCCGGCATCCCAGTCGAGGTCGAGGCGCTCTGCTTTGCACAAGAGCAGGCCGAATTCCGGGTGCTGAAGCATCCCGTTCGACCGCTTCTGGAAGGCGGCGGTGAGTCGGCGCATATGGTGCGGGTAGAGCTCGCTCCACCGCTCTGTTCGCCCGGCCTGAAGGCCGTTGATGAGCGGAATCGAGAACGTGAAGCGCCAGGGGGCTAGGCCCGTGGACTCAACGCGTGCGCCGTCGACGCCCCAGTACTTGTGCTCCACGAGATCGTGAGCAATGGACGCGCGCATCTTCGTCACCGGGAACTCGATGTCGCGCCATTTGGCGGACAAGAGCTGCTGGAAGACGTCTTCAGCTTCGGCCATGGGTTACTTCGTTCTCTGCACGATGCCCGTCGAGGCTTGCGGCGGTTTGCCATCAGGCCCCGGCACGTTGCCGGTGCCGAGCTTGAGGAGGTTTGCGCTCGCGACGTCGATCGCCTTGTTCAGCTTCACCAGCGCCTCTTCGCTGCTCTTCAGCCGGTCGTCGCGCGACTTCTGATAGAGAGCGCCGGCCTCGTCAGAATCCTTGTTCGTGCCGCTGAGCCCGAGCTGGGCCACGGGGCCAAGGGCGAGCTTTGCCACTTCACCCATCATCCCCACGTATTCGATCCCCTCCTTGCTGTTCACTTTCTTGCGGTCGGCCTCGACCTTCGATTGCATCGAGTCGCGCTGATCGATCAGGCCGTTGAGGTCGGCGGCCGTGCTCGGCCTCCCGGTGAGCGGCCCGCTGGCTGCCGACCAGGCCTTGTTTGTGGTGTTCACGTCCCCGCTGACTTGTCCCGACTGCTTGTCCGCGATGGCCTCGATGGCGATCATGGCGGACGTGATGGCGAGCGTCGCGCTCCCGACCACGAGCCCACCCTTCTGACCTAGGCTAGTTGCCAGAACCTTTTGGAAGACCTCGCCAAGACCGGCTGCGCCGATGCTCTTCGTGACCTCGAACGCCATGATCGCGCCAATCGGATGCGCGGCAAGAAAGTCGAGGGACTTCTTGTTTTCGTTTGCGAAGTCAGCAACGGACTTGATCAGTGCCACAAACGCTGGGATCCCGGTCGCGGCCAGGTCGACAAACTGCGGAATGATGCGCTCGATGACAGGCATGAGCTCGAGCAGCTTGGGGATCAGCTTCGTCGAGACCGCCGCGTCGAACTTGGCGGTCATGATCGCCATCTTCGCGTCGTCCTCCCCCATGCGCTCTTTGGCGGTGGCGGCATACTCCCCCTTGAGGTTCCGACCGCCCGCGCCGAACTTCGCGAGTTGGGCCTTTGCCGCTGCGACCCCCGCCTCACCACCACCGGCCTCCTTGAATGCCTTCGTGAGCGGGTTCGTCGCCTTCTGCGCGGACGTGGACGCGATCATCGATCCGAACTTCACGTCGAAGTCCTTGAGACCACCACCCCCCTTGCGCGAGGCCTTCTCGGCGCCGGTCATCATGTCCATCAGGATGGTCTCGATCGGTTTGTTGAAACCCTCTGCCGTCTTCGGATCTACACCCATCTCCTTCATCTTCCCGATGCGAGCGTTCTTGCCGAACTGATCCCCAAGAGCCGATACGGAGCTCATCGCTTCGGCCGGGGTTGCAGCTCCGCCTGACTCCTTGGCCAATTGGGCGAGCGCGCCGAAGGTCATCATCTGTTCGCCGGTGTCACCGGAGAATTTGCCTGCGGTTGCTGTGACGCGCGCGAGCTGCGCGGCCATGTCCTTCATCTCCACGCTCCCCTTGGCGCCCTGCATCGCGAAGGCGCGGAGCTTTTGCAGAACTTGCTCTCCGGTTTGTGCCTTGTCCGCGTTGAAGACGTCGCCGGCGGCGTCGGCCAGGTCGTCCAGATCACCGACGCCTGCGCGCGAGAGCTCGCTGAGCCCTCGAAGCATGTCCAAGCCAACCTGCAGTTTGCCGGTCTTGCTGGCGAACTTATCGAGACCATCCGCGGCCTTTTCGGGATCGAGACCGAACTCCGTACTCACACCGCGAACCGCGCCCTCGAGCGAGCCCGTGGACTTGCGCGCGCCGTGCTCAGAGGCAACGTCACGGCTGGCCATATCGGCGAGTTTCCCTTTCAGCGCGACGGTGCGCTGGACGCTGTCCCCGATGTTGAACCCGCCACCGAGCTGGCCGACAATTCCTGCAGTCTTTGCAGCGATGCTGGCGACGCGCGAGGCTCCTGCAGTGACGCCGCCAACGAGCGCGCTGGCGTAGCGCTGGCGGCGCTCTGAGCTCGCCTCAGCAGCCTGAGTGGCGGCGCGCTTCTGGTGCGCCACCTCTCGGTTGACGTTCGTCTGGGCGGCACGATGGGCGCGGTGTCGGATCCGGTCGACCTCGGCCTCGGCCTTGTCGTTGATGCGAATGCGTGCGCGCGCCTCACGTTCCACCTGCCGAATGGCATGGTTGGCCGCCCGCTCCTCGGCCTGGCCGCGCTGCTGGAGAACGCGTTGCCTGTCGCGGACCGATGCGTCCTGCGCACTCCGCTGTAGGGCGTCCGCGCGGATCATGGCGCGAACCTTCGCCCTGGCCTCGGTATCAGCCATGGACATCCGGTGCTGCGCCCCACGCTGCAGGGCGGTGCTCTGCGATCGCTGAGAGGCGGCCGCCGCCTGCTCGATCGTGCGGAAGGCCCGCGAAATGTCGGGCATCCCCTGAGCGAGGAACTGGATGACGATGGGCGAGGCCATGTCCTACTCCGTCGTATCGGGCTCAGCGAGCTCGGGTGTGTGATCTTCCTTGGGAGACTCCTCAAGGATGATTTGGTGCAGGCGCTCGAGGACGAAGGTACTCACGGCGAGCGGCAATCCAGCAGAGGATATGGCCGTCCAGCAATCGACCAGCCGGCACGCCATACCAAGCACCAGGCTCCTCTGCTGCTCCCAGGAGATCGAATCGAAAGGGAATGCGCTGCCCCCGTCGCGCAAGCGCAGGATAAAGCCCTCCGTTTCTTCCGTCGTCATGTGCGCCCGGATCGGACCGAGTTCGCTCTGGACGGTCGCGTAGGTGTTGAACATCACGCCGATCTCGTCGGTCGTGAACGTCGCGCGCATCAGCTGCGGCGACGGAAAGGCGGCGCGCTTGATGTTGTCGACATCGCGGCACGCGCGGAAGAGAACCTGCACGGCCATTTCATTGGTGAACGTGTGGTGATAGCCGAGGTTCGCCTCGTCCTTCTTCTGCGGGTCCTTGAGCAGTTTCTTTGTGAAGCTGTCCGCCTCCGCGTTCGCGGCCATCTGCTCCTCTTGCGTGAGGGGCCAGACCCGGATCGTGCCGATGGGCTCCTCCGTGCCTTCCTTGTTGCGCGGGAGAGGGATCTCGCGCGACGGGCGCGGGAGTGCGGTGAGCGCGACCCAGAGATCAGTGGGCGACATCTCCTCTTTCTTCGGAGAAGAGTTCATCGTTCAGGCCTTACTCCCAGTCCTTCATTTTGCCCCTGAAGGAGAACTCCAAACTCGACTCGGAGTTCACTGCGTGCTGGAAGTTGTCCGAGATGATGAAGCCGCGCGCCGTGAGCTGCTTACCGCCCGGCCCGAGGATGCCGAGCTCGACCTCCTGCATCTTCTTCATGAACTTCCCAGGATTGAGCTCGAAGTCGGCGGACGGGACCGCGTTGCGTACGGTGATCTCGACCATCGCCGCGCCTGGCGACTCCCCCGCATAGCCGAGAGCGACGGTGTTGACCGCCTGAGAGTTGGTCGCCCGCGCGACGGTGACGCTCGACTCCTGCGTGAGGAAGAGGCCGTCAACGAGAACGGCAGCCTGTGCATACAACTGGAACTCGGACATTTGGACGTGGCCCTTTCGGCGTGCCCCACGCGGGCCGCTTCGTGATTCGGAAATGCGAAAAGGCGCCCGTGCACTCGTCCCTCGCGGGTGAGTGCACGGGCGCTCAGGGGGTACCTTGCGATTGTAGGAACTAGTGTGTCAGTGCGCGGATCACGCGACCTGGTTGACCTGGAGGGCTGCCTGGTAGAAGTTGTCCACCGTACGGATCGGAATCCTAATTCCCAATCTCGTGCGCGGGCTCGTCTCGCGCTGCACGATCGTCCCCGCCTTGATGAGCGCCACGTCCTGCAGAAGATCGTTGCCTTCGTAGACATCGATCAGTCCGAACACCGCGTTGCGCGCGCGTCGCGGCGTCAGCACGTTCGGTCCGGGTTGCGGCGCGCCGTCGGGAGCGTCGTCCATGATGCGCATGCCGGGGAATTGCAGGTTGAACTTCGCGAGGAGATCCTCTCCGAAGAAGTCGCAGATCGTGACCTTGTGCGCGTCGCGGATCCGGTAGTCGTTAGTCGATCCGTTGAGCGAGCGCGTGGTGATGCGATTGACCAGGTAGGTCGTGCCGTTCGGGTTGATCCCGATCGGGCTCACACCGTTGTTCAGTGCGCTCTTGATGTTCGTGCGCGATGGAATCGCGCTGTCGAGGCGCGGGCGCGGCACGACCCAGTACTGTCCCGAGACAGCATCGTTGCCGAAGAAAGCGAAGTTCGTCCGCGGGTTAGGCTTCGTCTCGAAGAGCGTTACGATCCCTGCCTGGTTCGCCGCGAGCTCGGCCCCGGTCCACGGTGACTTCTCACTCCACACGATCTCCGTGCGCGCCGAGTTGCGTCCGGTCGAGATCGTGTTCGTGGGGGAGAGTGTGTCGACCGAGCCAGCGATGCACCGCTGCCGAATGCCGATCGTCGCCCCTGCATTCGTGTTGATCTGGTCAGAGAGCGCGTCGATCTGCGTGGCATCGGTGGCCGATGCGACCACGTAGTAGTACTTCGAGTTGTTGATCGTCGAGAGAGCGGTCGTGTTCGAGTCCGCTGTTGCCCCATCGGCGAGTGCCCGATCAACGGCCGTCGCCACGGTGAGCCCGATGTTCGGGGTGATGCCCGGCATGTAACGGATCTCGTTGCCTCGCGGCCCCCTCTGGCGCGCGGTCATGGTGACGAAGGCCCATGTGCCGGTCGCGGTCGCCGCTGCCGTCACGCCCCAGTGCGTTTGCTGGTTGATGGCTGTCGCGAGGTCCGTGGCGACGTCGCTAGACGTGTCGAGGTTATCGACCGGAACCTCGATGACTTCGTCGTGGACGTAGAGGCGTGCGGTGCCTGCAGCGGTCGCAGTTCCTACGAATCGGATCGTGCCGGTGGCCTGCGCACCCGCGGACTCTGCGACCGCGATCGCGCGCAGCGTGGTGTTCTTGTTGATCTTGACGAACCGCCGAAACATGCGGTGCAGTTCCGAGCCGGTGCCGAAGAGGTCGATCGCGTTCTGCTCGGTTTGGAGCTGGACGATCGTGTCGGGGCCGTAGACGATGGTGTTTGTGGTGGCGGTGCCGGTGGAGAGCATGTTGCCCATGAGGAGGACCTCGATGGGGGAGCCGCTGCCCGCCGCTTCGCCCTGAGCGAACTGGATATCGAGATAATTTCCGGGGACGGGATCGTCCGACGAAAGACCGGGAATCGAGATTGCTCCAGGCATCAGCTCTTCTCCTTTCCGGCGCTCTTCGCGTCCGACTTCACGCTATCCGGCAACTTCGCCTCATCCTTCGGAGCACTCGGAGCGATCGGCGTCTGCGCCACGTTGTGTCGTGCGCGCCAAGCCTTGATTGTCTCGGTCTCTTCGCCACCGAAGTTCGGGTCGAATCCGATCCCGCATGCGTTTGCGGTCTCTTCGTCCGCGGGCCAGAGATCGCCATCGCGCGCCGCGCGCACGAGATCATGGTGGAAGGCGCAGTCGTGCGGCTTCTCCGATGGCGCCCAAGCCCAGCGACCAGGAAGAACCTCCTGCCATCGCCGACCAATGAAGCGTCGAACGGGATGCGTAGGATGCTCCTGGGCGTGGACATCGGCGACGAGCGCCGTGCCGCGCGCGAAAAAGCGCAGTCTCTGGTTCATCAGGAGCCTCGTGGTGAGCTGTTGGGCGCGGGGCTAGGCGCGCGCCAGGGCTAGGGAGTCGTGAATGTGTAGGCAGCTGCGAGGACGTTCGAGACCTGTCCGTCGGCGTCGATCACCTGAACGTCCGCCGCGTACGTGGGGTGGGCCGCGTGCTCGGGCGTGAGGCCCGTCACCCTGAAAGGACTCGCGACGCGGGCGCTCGCGGCGTACGCGCCGCCAATGAGGATCTGGATCGGCGTACCGATCCGGAAGCCCGTACCGACGATCTCGAAGTAGACGCTTCCTACCTTCGTCCCGGAGCTCGGCAGGATCTCCGTGAGCACGGGAGGGAGGTGCGTATTCAGTTCGACGAACTCCTCGATGACCCCTTCGGGCTCGTGGAGGTCAATCCCTACGTTCGCGCCCTCGAAGACGTCGAGGCCCTCGAGCACAATTGAAGAGCGCTCCTGGACGAGGAGCTTGCCGGACACGGCACGCCACCACTCGTTCTGCCCGCCGTCGAGCATTTCGATGTCCATGTAGCGGACCGGACCCGCGGTCATCTGCTGGATGCCGGAGAGATCGCGGAGCGTCTTACCCGCTTCCCAGTTCGGATCGAACGACTGCATCGCGAATGAGGAGACGACCACCGCGACCGATCGCAGGATGGGGTTGAGCTTCTCGATTTGGTGCGGCGTCAGCGGCGGCAGAACGTACGCCCAGGACCAGACCGACGAGTCCTTCTCGTACGCGTGGCCGTGTCGGTCCCACGTCTCCTCACTCCTGTAGAGAGCGAAGATGGGGAAGACCATGTCGTGCGCCTGGAGGAATGGCGACGGCTCGAAGTGCAGGGTCCGCTCAACGGCAGACGGGAACTTCAGGTCGACGAGCGCGGCTTGGGCGAGGAGGCGCTCGCCGATGTATTCGTCGATCACGGCCGCGAACAAGTCGATCGCGTAGTGGATCGCGGGATCGCAATCCTTGAGCAACGAGTCGGTGGTGGCCGCCTTGAGCGGGTACTCAACACCGCCGTGCTTCCAGCGCTTGAGTCCTAGCGGCATGCGTCACCTTCGTGTCAGCGGAAGGCGCGTGCGATCGCGTCCTCCATGCGCGAGTCGAAGAAGCGAGCGCCGGCCGTTGCGGCGGCGTCCATGAAGCGCGTGGGCTTGGTGCCCGGGTGATTCACCCCCCGGGAGAACCGGACCGCCCCGTGATGCATAAACCGCAGCACCCGTCCATTGCGTGGCTCGATCCGATGCGGCGGCGTCCCGTACTCAACGTAGGCCGCGTGCTTCGCGGCCGCCTTGATGAAGTGCACCCATGTGGACGTGCGGCCGCGCGTGATGCTCCTGCGGAGCTCGCCCGTGCGATCCTTGAACTGCTGGGTGGAGCGCGCGTGCTCGTGAGCGAGCGCGACGCCCTGGCCGAACGTCTGGCGGACGTTCGACACGGCTTCCTCGGCCGCTTGGTGAAACCACTGGCGGAAGCCGGACGTATCAATGACGACGTCGCTCATCCGAAATCCCCCATTGCGCCCCAGCGCGAGCCGGGGAGATCGGAGCCGCTGGGCCCGGTGGCACCTGCGTAGAGGCTTCCTCCCGAGGTGGCGTGCGTCATCGCGGTCGGAGAGACCATTTGCTGAGAGGCGCAGTAGCGCTTCATCTGCTCGACGGCCTGCTCGTAGAAGACGGTCCAAGGCTGCTCGCCGGACGCCTTGGTGATGTCCGGACGGCGCCGGATCGTGTAGGCGATCCCGAAGTCTAGCGCTGCGAACTTCACCTCGTCAGGCGGGGAGGTGAGAGGAAGCGTGAGGGTGCCACCGCCCGGCGATAGGCCGACCTTGCGAAGAAACGAGTCGCAGAGTGCGCTTCCGTAGGCGAGGCATGCGGCGATGGGGCCGGAGTCGGCCGTACCGTCCCGATCGTCGTCGTAAACGGCTTTGACGATCGGGACTGAGAGCGCGTTCTCGAGATCCGTCTGCGTGAAGTACGGCATGGCCGATCTCGGTTAGTCGACGGGCTCGAGACAGGGGATTTTCGCTGCTTCCGTGGGCGTCATGGTGAGCACGTCCCCAGGACGATGGATCGTCCCGTTCCGGTGAAGCGTGCCGTGGGCCCACACCTTGTACGGGCGCTTGCTGTTATCGACGGTGGTGGTCGTTGGAGCCGCCGGTGCCGCTTTCTCGGGTGCAGGCTTGTCAAGCTGCACGAGAGCGGGCTTCGCCTGCGGTTGGGCGAGGGGTCCTGGATCGTCGAACGGAGATGCTGGCTGCGCGACGGCGGCAGTCGTGGCCCGATCGAGTGCAGGTGCCGGAGCTGCAGAGGCTTCGTCGGCCGGTTCCTTCTTCGGATTCGCCATCCTGTTTCGCTTTCTTGCTGAACTGAAGGACGGGCTTCACCCGCCGTCGTATGTGGCCACGTGTGTACTCAAGTCATGAGTACACCCGTGGCTAGTGGGCTCACGAGGTGGCGGCCTTGATCAAATAGCCGCCGAACGATGCGACGATCTTCGCATCCTCGCTAACGGCATTCTTCACGTAATACCCGCCGCTCTTTCCGGCGACCGCATCGAACCACTCGGTCACGACGGGGTCGTTCTGCTTGCGGAAGCGCGATGCGAACGACGCCGTACGCAGCGACGGCGCCCGCGCCACGCGGATGATGCCGAAGTCGTTGCCCCAGATCCGCGAGTAGCTCGCCGTCTGGCCCTGGTTGGCCGTTTGCTTGCGCGACTCGCCGATGAGGTAGCCGGCGAGGCCGAAGTAGCGGGCAATCGCCTCGGGCGTGAGCAGCCCGTTGATCGTGTACTTCTGCAGATCGAGCAGCTGGAGGTGCCGCGCGAGGACGTTGAAGACGTCCAGCGACGAGAACGCGTACGCGTCCGTGGCGCCGGGCCCGTTGAAGAGACCGGCCTTCGCGGCCTGGATGTCCTTGATCGGGTTGCCGCCGGCGGCGGAGTTCCACTGATCGGACCCTGCCAGCGTGACGGTGTTACCCGATCCGTAGTTGGTCGCCGTCGTGAGCAGGTCCGCATCGCGGATCTCGCGCTTTCGCGCCATGTGCTCCGAGAGTTCGGTGACCATGTCCGCCCGCTCGTTGAACGGGAGGTCCTGGTTGTCGAGGGTCTCGTTCGAGACGAAGTTCTCGAGGCCGTAGTCGAGGAGTTCGTAGCTCGCGCTCGTGCGGGTGTGGCTCACCTCATTCGCACGCGCTCGGTCGCTCGTGAGCAGGTCGCTCGGTGCCTCGAACATCTCGCGCTGCGGATAGATCGCATACTTGTTCGTGCGCTTCTGCACTGGAACGGAGAGGATGAGTCGCTCACCGATGTACGAGTCGTTCGCGTACGCCTGGGAGAGGTTCGAGAGGAAGGTGTCCGAGTGCACTGAGCCGGCCGAGACGCCCCTCACCTGGAGGAACGAGGCGTCGAGGCGCTTGCACTTCTCGGGGTGCCGAAGCATCTCGAGAAGCTTCTCTTGCGCCGCATCCCAGCGTTTGCCCGCGCCCGTGCGCTGCATGAGGCTGATGTCGTCGGCGGAGGCGACCTTGAAGCGCACGGTGCCGTCCTGCCCGAGCACGAACTGATCGTTGGAGTTCATCGTCATGGTCCCTTTCACACGCAACCGGCGGCAAAGCGACCGAGCGAACACTCCACGAAGTCGCCGGTGACTCCGCTCTCGAGCGCTTGCCCAATCAGGTATTTGACGGTGGTGCCGCCACCGATCGTCTGGTTCTCGAAGCCGCCCGTTCCTGCGA